CATCTTCTTCCAAGGTAGTTTCTTAGCTCGATACCATAACATCTTGCGTTCCTCTTCATCTTTCACAAAAGCTATCAAGTCATGCACTAAAGCTAATCGAGATATCTGTTTGCCAGAAGGTGGTGGTAGCTTGATATAAGCCTTATCCCATCCATAAGCGAGCCAATCCTTAGGTATATCAACCCATTGTGCTTTATATCCTTTAGGCTTGATGCTCGGTAATCTTCTGGCAGTTCTCATACTTTCTTCGAACCAGCTCCACAATGTGTAGCTGTCTACTTCAATAGTAAATCGCTGTAAATTCTTTTCAGCTCTCATTTACCATTACACATCATCTTTGCATAGTTCAATGCATCAGTATGTGTTTCTTTATCGTTTAGTTTATCAATCCATTCTGAATAACGATCTCTTGATAGTTTGTATAACATCTGATTACGATACTTATGTTCCATATTCTGATGATAAGTTCTTCCACTATCGACTACTGATCTATACTTCATAGATTTAATCTTTGCTATGTGCTTTACCATATCTTTTATTTCCACGACATTACTCCTCTCAGTTGATTTATTAGTTAATTCATTTAGTTGATTATTAGTAAATTGGGGGATCAGTGCTGATCTATGTTCCGATCTGTTCTGATCTATGTTGCGATCAGTGCTGATCTCTGTTAGGTACTCAACTGATCTATAATCAATGCTGTAATCGTTAGCTCTGCCTGGATATCCTTTGACATTACGAACAAGATAACCACAGTCGATTAACTTTTTTATTCCTCTTCTAGCAGAGATAAGGGATATGTTGGCATCATCTGCAATGCGTTGTTGAGAGGGAAATAGTTTTCCAGTTTTATTGTTAGCTCTATCCAAAAGATAAAACATCACTCTGCGTGAAGTATCGTTAAGCCGACAATCGGCATTAACGAACTTTAGGAGTTTCCACTTATTGAGGAGCATTGCCTTCTAGCCTGTCTTTCACAATCTTGTTCATATTTAGTCCACCAAAATTTGTTTTCTTCTATTAGCTTTTTGTAATGTTTTGCTAAGTCTTTCCAAATAGGGTGAGGTGCATTATTTTTTTGCATTAAAAACCATTCTGTTTTCTGTAAGTTGAAGAGGTATCATTTCGACTATGCAGCCGCCTGGCAGATAGATTTCTGCTCCTCTGTCGTTATCTTCTAAGCATTGGGAACGATAAACGATCCAATCCCCAGCTATTTTAGGGTTAGGCACCACATATCCACACTCCATGACATATTTAGCTGAACCATCAAACTTGTCTTTCCAGCCAGTTTCTTCTGTAGGATCACGCCATATAACTAGGTTAATATTCTTGGATTTTCGAACTGCGAGCTTAAAATAGTCCATATAGGTCTAAATTTATCATTAAAAGACCATATATGACCATATACCTTTGTTAGAACATTTTAGTAGTTATACATAGACATTTTAGTTCTATTTGATATCTTGTCTTTGTGAATACAATAAATAATAATCCTCTTTTTATGAAACATAGGCTTAAATTTTTTTTTGAAGAAGGAAAAAAAGTAGGTAAAAACCAAAAAGAGTGTGCGGAATATCTGGGTATTACACATAGAGCTATGAATAGAATAGTGAGCAATCCAGAGCATGATTTAAAAGCCTCACAAATAAACAAAATAGCTTCCTACTTAGAAATTACACCAGTAGAAATATATCAAGAACCTATTCTTAAATTAATTAATTGTTTTCAAGATAAAGACGACCATGTTTATTTTTACGATAATAAAAAAGAATCTCATTTTTTAAATTTACCAGCTAGTTCTCATAAAGAGTTAAGAAGAAAAGATTTAATTACAATGCAAAATTTAAACAAAACTAGAGAGTGGGATTTTGGTTTTATCTTATTTTTTACACCATTTATTGATCCAAGAACTATTGATAAAACTGAGGTATTTGGATTAATAGAGAGTGAAGATAAATCTCATTATGAGCTTTGTGTTCTTCGTAAACCAACAACAAACCTTAGTAATAATAGATACAATGTCAGTTCTTTTATGAGTTTTCATGTAAGACAAAACATGGAAGTAAAAGAAATTGCACAGTTCATGGCTAGTTCTAATGCTAAAATGTTTAATTACAAAACTGTTCAACTTTAATTTTTTAAAATACGTTATCCACAACTAATTGCGTCATTTACACTAGATATCTACCTAACTGTCAATTAAATAGTCTTCAAATGTCTATTTAGACATTTACTTGCACCTTTATATAAAGTTTAATAGTTGCATATATGAACAGTAGTATTCCACAGTATTTCTTAGATAAAAACCTCAACCATTTCTCACCAAGCCAAGCAAATATGCCTGTAGATCAGTGGTATTGGAAATATTTTATTTGCGACCAGGAAACAAGAAGATCTTTTAAAGGTTCCTCTAAGATGAACTCTGGTGTGCAAGTAGGTAATGGATTAGATCAGTGGATTACTAGTGGCGTGCAGCCAAAAACTATAAGTGAAGTTAAAGGATCAAAGCCATACCTTGCTATCGATGACAAAGATAGGCTGCAAGTAGATCAAGATAAAGAATCTTTCTTACCGACAATATTAAATGCTTATAAGGCTTATGAAGAAGTAGGTATTCTTAAAGAAGATAAAATATTGTTTGAAAATTACGTTTCTGGCACCTTCAATGACATAGTTATACCAACCATAGGTAGAACAGACGCACAATCAAAAAACATTATCATAGAGCTTAAAACTAAGTGGAGATCACAAAAAACTGGCACAAAAAAAGATGGTACACCTTATGCTGCTTCTAAGTCTAGCTCTCCTAAAAAACCTAATTATAATCACTTATTACAAACTGCCTTTTATTATTCTTTTACAAAAGATGTCAAAGCATTTTTGGTTTACGCCAGTGAAAAAGATTACGCCATCTTTGATATAGACGAGTATTTCCCTAAAGATTTAATGCACGAATTTAGAAATAAACTTTTAGTTAAACAAAACTTGGCATCTTGTTTTGATGGTAGAAAATTTATTGAACCAGATTTTAGTCATTTTAGTTGGGATATAGGAACAGAACATTTAGAAAAAGCAAAGGAGTTTTATGGATACAACAGAAAAAATAATTAAGTGTCAGAACAAATTAAAAGAGGTAGAAGGCATAAATTTAAAAGGCAATCATTATACACCAGTTAAAGATAGATTAAGAATATTTAGAGAAGTTTTTGGTATGGAATATGAAATGCGTACTGATTATGAATACAGAGATAAATCTATTATCTGTAAGTCCTGGCTACAAAAAGATGAAAAAATTTATGCAGTAGGATTGAGTGAAGTTTATAAAAATTCAAGGTCTAATAAAGTCATTGAGATGGCACAGACTGTTAGTCTAGGTCGTATGATGAGTGCATTAGGTTTGGATGGAGGCGAGTTTGCTAGTGCTGACGAGATAGCAGAGTTTATTTCAGAGCAAAGCGAGCAACAAGAGAACTCCGCAAATGAGAGTGGTACATCAATAGAGCCTCCTAAAACAAAAATTGTGCCACTCTCAAAAAAGAAAGACGATGAGATTATAAAATTATTTGATAGTGCAAAACATTTAGGAGATGTCGAAGAGGTTTTTTCTAAGCATAGAGATCAGATAATTAATAATGAAACTTTGCAACAAACATACAACAAAAAGAAAGAAGGAATAAATGAGTGGTTATGAATTAAAATTAGGAAAAGGTAATATGTTTACAAACGACACTAAAAAAGAAAGTGATAAACATGATTATTATGGAACTATATCAATGCCTAGAGATGTAAAAGCTGGGGAACAAATTAAATTACATGGGTATAAGAACATGGCTGATAGTGGGAGAAAGTATATTGGGTTCCAGGTATTGGATAAAAGAGAAGATGATCTGTAATGTCAGAGGCGTTTCATCAACTTAACAGAACTTCAGTACAACAAGAAAAGTATGATGCTTTTGATAGCTATACCAGAAAGGTTAGAGATTTAGTAATTGTACAAAGAGAAGATCAGCATGGCGATTTTAAAGAAACTCATGCTGACATAGCAACAGTTTGGAATTTAGTTTTAAAAAATAAATTAAAAACAGAATTAAGATCTAGTGATGTAGCTCTATGTATGGCTGCACTTAAATTAGTAAGATGTACTAAGCCTGGTTTTAATCAAGATAACTATGATGATTTAGGAGCTTATACTGGTATTACAAAAGTATTAAAGCTGCAAGAAACTGGCAGCATACCGCCAGCACAAGGTCATATTAAGGAAAGCAATGACACCTAAACAAGCAAAAGTTTTAGTAGCGTTGAAAGATTATTGGAACGAAAACCAGTATGCTCCTACATATTCAGAGATGGCTAAAGTTTTAAAATATAAAACTGCTAATGTTGTCAGCAACATGGTTTTTCAGTTAGCTAAAAAGGGATATGTGACTGTCTTACCGAACACCGCCAGGTCTATAGAGATCACACAAAAGGGAAAAGAGTATGGAAAAAATTAATAATCCATTACCTATAATAAAGAAAATTCTAAAACAAATTGAAAAAGAAAATAAGAATTTAAAAATAGTAAAAGAGAAAACTATGAATAATAAATTTGGAGAAGAAAAAATAATCCTTGGCAAGAGAAATCTATCATAGTAGGGGAGATGAATTTAATGAGTGGCACCGCAGTATTAAAGATAAGATAGCTGCTATAGATATTGACCTGGTGTCAGTCTGTAGAAAATGTTATGAGCCACTTTGTTTATATGAAACTGCATTTGATAAAAATCAAACCCATAAAACTTGCACCACAACTAGACGACTAGCACACAGAGCTGGCTTACCTAGTTTTTTAATATTTTATAATATACCAGTGACCAGGATAAGAATTACTCAACTCACACCAACATATAAAAAAGAAAGAATTATCAAGCCTCTTACATTAAAAAGGTATTTTACCAAACTACAAGAAGATCACATAAAAGAATGTCATCAATAATAAAAAAAAATTTAAAAGTTTTATCTCTTGGTGCTGGGGTTCAATCATCCACACTAGCATTAATGATACAAAAAGGTGAAATACCTATGGTTGATTGTGCTATCTTTGCTGATACTGGAGCTGAACCTAAAGAAGTTTACGATTGGTTAGAGTGGTTAAGAGATGAATTATGGTTTCCAGTTTATATAGCAAAGCACAGAAATTTAAAAGATGATATTTTAAATGCGGCTTTAGGATTACATAAAGATTTTGATGCACCTTTTTTTACAATAAATAAAAAGACTGGTAAAAAGGGTATAATGCGGAGAAAGTGTACTGCGGATTACAAAGTTAAACCAGTCACACAAAAAATAAGATCTATTTTAGGATATAATAAAGGCGAAAGAGTTATTAAAGGCACAAAAGTAGAATTAATTATGGGTATTTCTTACGATGAAATGCAAAGAATGAAAATAAATCCATTAAAATACATTAAAAATAAATATCCATTAGTTGAAAGATCAATTCGTAGGCATCATTGTATTGAATGGATGAAAAAAAATAATTATCCAGAACCACCTAGAAGTGCTTGTACTTTTTGTCCTTTTCATTCAAACAAAGAATGGAGAAGAATAAAAGATAATAAAAAAGAATGGGATGATGTTGTAAAAATGGATAAATTATTACGAGCTAAAGAACACAAACTTGATTCAATTTTGTATTTACATAGAGATTGTAAGCCTATTGATGAGGTAGATTTAAGAGAAAAAGATGAGATTTCTGGTCAATACTCATTTTTAGACGAGTGCGATGGGTATTGTGGGTTATAAAATCTCTATAAAAGACCATACAGAGGGTTTTAATAGGGTACCCAGTATGATTGGATACCCCTAAAATTGGTTAATTATTAGTTTCTCTAAAATTATTCTCACAAGCAAGTTTTGTAGTTTCAGTAGTATAATCAATATAATCTTGTTGAGTTAATTCGTCTGCGTGACCTACTTGTAGTCTAATATCAGTAGCATCTAAAAGTCTTTGGTCACCAGTTTTAAGATTTTTCATTTTAGTCATAAAATATCTTCTAAAACTTTTTGTTGTCATTTGTATAATACCAAGTTCTTCTCTCATTTTTTGAATAAAAGTATGAACATAAGCCTCTTTAAGTGTAGTAAAAATTTTAAATTCGGAGATATCTTTAATATCATGTAGTAATATTGCTTGTTTACTTACATAAAATTGAAAATGAGGCTGTATATCTCTATTAAACCAAACTACCCTTACGCCTTTGTCATTAGGGTTTTTTCTTAAACTACCAGCTTTTGTTTTTTTTACTCTGTCTGGTGAACATTGAGATTTAGAGATAGTAAGATCTACATTTTTCCAATCAAAATCTTTATATTCCAAAGGTAAAACTTCTTCAATTCTTGTTCCAGATGCCAGTTGAATTTTAATAGCTAACGCTGCTTGTCTTTCCAAATTGATATCACCACCCTTGCCAAATTTTAAAGCTGCATCTAAATAATTATGAACTTTAATTATATCTTGATCTGATAAAGGTACTTTATTATCAATACTTGGTTTGTATTTAGGAGGCTTAACCATAGAGCCAACATCTAAAAAATCTCTGGTTGCAACTTCTCTAATTTGTTTTCTTTGTTTTAAGTAAACAAGCATAGCATGAATTTTTTGGAAACATCTTTCTTGTTGTCTTTTAGATAAATTAAATTTTTTATCTTTTAATCCATTTAAAATTTTATCTTCTACAAAAACACTATCGATATCATTTATGTCTGTTTTTAAATCTACATCTGTTTTGTAAATTACTTCAATATTTGATTTGTAGCCTTTAGCAGTTTTTGGTTCAATACCCTCATTACCTTCTGGATCATTTAATCTGTCGTCACTTAAAGTATCCCAGAACATACAAATTTTTTTTATTCCTTCTTCTAAAGTGATGTTAGCTTTACCATCTGTAGACGGTAAAATATTATTTTTATTTTTTAACTCTTCTCTTTTAGCATAACCTTTTTCTACTGCGTCTTTAGAAGTGTTTGCGTAAACATAAGCATAGAGATAATTACCATCTGCATTTCTGCCATTAGGTATTCTAACTCTCCATACCCATTTGCCATTGTTTTTAACTTTGTGTGCTTTCATACTTATTAAGATAGGTATTATAACACCAAATACAACACCAAATTAACACCAAATTAGACTAAATATACTTAGTATACAGACATCAACATTATTGTGTTATTCAAGTTTTTCAGTATTTTTTTGTTGATATACTTTGTTTTATTTTGGTTTTCAAGACCGCTAACCACCATTGAAAAATATAGTTTTTTTTATTTTAAAATGCAATAACACCAAATTAAACACAAATTAAACTACAACATTTTAGTATGGCGGAAGGGGTGGGATTCGAACCCACGAAACACTTTCATGTTTGCTAGTTTTCAAGACTAGTGCAATCAACCAACTCTGCCACCCTTCCCATAGGAAGGGTATTTTATATCTTATTTTTTCTTTTTAGGAAACCCAGCTTTCATGTTCTTGTAAGCCTTTGCTGAGATAGTTGAGTTCTTTTTAGATCTTGAGATTCCTTTTTTACGCCTAGAATTAATATTACTATAAAGTCCTTTTCCTGGCATTATATCCACTCCTTGTTTGTGTTGTATTTATTATGCTGACAATCCCAGCACATCCATTGTACACCATCACCTATACATAGGTTTTTCTGGCAATCAGTGCATCTTCTCCCAGCTTCTTTAGTTTCATCCATAAGTTCGCCAGGGGATTTCTTTTTGCCTTGTTGAAATAAATCTAGATATTCTTGTTCTCTAAGGCTTCTGGTTAGTTTGTTCGACAATTTCTTGTTCTATTTCGTTCATTTTTTTATTAATAACTAACTCACCAAAGTTGGCATTTCGATATTGTTGTTTCAGTTGTTTTTCAACATCTAATCTATTAATTAAAAAGACCTCATTCTCTTTCATCTCTTTAATTATCTTATTTAACTCTCTGATTTTGCTCTTTAATTTGCTATTTTTATCTCTTAAAAATAAAATTTCTTCTTTAATCACCATTATAATGCTGAACTAATTATTGAAATAACAATAAGAGCTGCTGCTCCCATCAAAAATAACTGAAAGTTTCTATTTAAACTATTCCATATTGATTTTATTTTTTCCATATTTCCTCCTATTTTGATTTATTAGTAAGTTTTTCTACTGTTCTGAGAGATGACAAACCCAGCATTGCTACTGTTAATTCCATCATAACGTCTAATGGAAGCTCTGGTTTATCAGCAGTTGGCAGTATCCAACTAAGCATCGGCTCTACAATAAAAGCATAAGCGAAACCAACACCGCAAACCCACATTAAAAAAGGTCTAGCACCAGCAACAAACATAGACCTATGACCAGCTTGTACCTTATTAATCTCTGCTTGTATTAATGCTGGTTTAGCAGCTAGTCTTTCTTTAGCTATTTCTAAAGTTAGTGTTTCTTCTTTGCTGGTAAATAAATTATCTAAAACTGAACCTACAGCTTCTACTGGTTCTTTTATTGATCCAGTCATTCCAAGTAGTTTTGCAATCATTTATGCCTCCCTTATGAGTTCTACTAATGGTTTGTATCTAGTTTCTAGTTGACGATAGAGCTTTGAATCTTCTAATTCAAATGAAGCCTCCACAAAGTTTTGATCTTGGATTGCAGCTTTAAATAATTTAAAGCCAGCTAAACGACTAGCACCAATGTTAAAAGCAATCTCCACTACTACAGAGATTATTTCATCTGGTACTACGACATCACCAATAAATTTTTTTGCATCTTCTTTTGCTATTGCATAATCCTCTTCAAAGACTGCTTCTGCTTGTGCTTGCGTATATGTTATGCCTGGCTTCCAGGGATCACTAGCAGTACAGAGGTGACCATAAAAGATAGTGGGTGCGGCTGCACCTAATAGGGGATCATCATAAATTTTTAGAACGCAACCTTCGTGAAGTTTTATTCTTTCTTTTGTTTCTAAATCGTATTGTTCCGTCATCATAGCAATATACTATTTTCACTCCTAATTTTTTTTGTTCATCTGATAATGAACGATTAATAATTGTTCCTTTTTGTTTGCCAGTTTTTCTACAAGAAAATGTTTTGACATCTATAAAGAGTTGGTCGTTTGTTTCTGGGTTGATAGCTATAAGATCTATAGGAGAAGTAGAGGAGGTTATGGATGTAAATATATAATAACCTTTTTCTGCGAAGTATTTAGATACTGCAAACTCTGACGCTGTACCTTTAGCGTGCTTCTTATCCAATAATATCTCTGACTAAAATAATTAAATTAGCAAAGACTGCAAAGCCGACAGACCATAAAACAAAATTAATCTTTTTTATGTCAGCTTGTATATGTGTTAGATGGTTGTTCTTAATTATAGAAATATCTTTCTTAATAAGTTCTACTTCTAAATTAAGTTTGTTTATCTTATCACCTTGTGTTGCCATTACTTAACTACCGCCATGTTATTTAGTGGGTTCTCTAATGCTTTTTGTATTCTTAATACTAGATCTGCCTCTAGCTCTTTGATGCTATCTTCAAACAACCGCAGCTCATCTCTAGTTTTGTTCTTAATTGAATCGACAATGGTTTCTATGTGTCTGTTATCTTGTTCCATCTGTCTAATATCAGTCTTTAAATCATTTTTGAGTTCGGTAGCTACACCAGCCACCAATTCTATTTCCGATAACATCATGCTCATTTCACCAGATATCATCTCAATTTCTTGTTGTACCAGGTCAATGCGTTTATCAAAACCAGATAGATCTGGAGCTGTATAATTAAGCATTGTTTCTTTCATGTCTTGGTAATCTTTATAAGCAACAAAACCACCATACAAACCTCCGACAAGTGTACTTAGAGCTATGAGTAGTCCAAAAATTTTACCACCCTTAAATTTTACTCCGCCAAATTCTGCTTCCATATTAATACTGTGAGTTAATCAACTGCTCCATTAAATTGTTTTGTGCTGATTCAAATAATCCACCATAAGGATCTGGTATCATTTCTTGTACTGGCAAGGATTGATTTTGAAATGCAATAGGCTCTATTAGTTCTTTGCTAGTGTATTCATTAAATGCCTGGGTATCTGTAAGGATAACCATCAATGCCATTGTCTGAGCTTGTGAATTTGGATTATTCTTATCTGTTTTTTCCATCATTTTTTTTACAATCTTTTCTTTTACTTCTTGTTTTTTTTCAGCTGTTAAAGTTTCTCTGGGTTCTTCTTCTTGCTCTTGTTCTTCTGGTTCTGGTTCAGCTTCCTCTTCTGTAGTTTCTTCTGGTTCTGATCCTTCAACATCATCAGTAGTGGGTTCTGGTTCGCTGGGTTCATCAATATTCTCCTGGATTGTTTCTTCAATGGCAGCTTCCATTTCTTGCTCTAGCTCCATCTCTAGCTCCATCTCGATTTCCATTTCAATCTCCATGTTCATTTCCATTGTCTGAGCATCAGCAACTTCAATCTCAATGACTTCAATAATCTCAATCTCTTGCACTACCTCTAAGTCTGGCAGCTCTATGTCTGTAATTTCTATTTCTATTTCAATAGGTTGGTCAAATATTTCTGGCAGATCAATCTCAATCTCAACAACATCTGGTATATCTATTTGTTCAACAGCATCATCTATAATGTCGATGATCTCATCAATTAAAACATAAGTTGTATACTCAATAGCCAGGTAGGGATCATAGATGATTGCTCCGAAGCTGCCGCCTGTGTAGCCAGAGTCAACTCCATAAATTGAAACTTGGCTAAAGATATCTGCATAATTGTTAGGATCTATTGTTTGTGAGAATTGATAGTCTTTCAATCCTCCATAATCTAATTCTATATAATGGTTAAAAGTATTTATGGTGATCCCATCTGGATCAGTAAGTGTTAAAGTATAATCAATTATATCTCTGCAATCACCGCTAGTTTCTATACATGAGGGTAGGTTAGCATTACTGATATGACTTTCAGATCCAAAACCATAAGACATTTCAAATCCCTGGTTCAGTTCCTGGATAGATAAACCACCATCATTAATCAAACTTATTTGATCTGATGTTATAGTTCCTCCACCATCAACTTCTCCTCTAGTGTTGCTATGACCAAAACAAACTTGACCTGGATCTAATGTTCCAGAATAAGAACAAGTATCAGAGCTGACTAATCCAGTTTGATCCCAGGTATCAGCTTCATCTAATAAATTTCCAGTATTAAGAGTTTCTGCTTTAGAATAAGAGGATAACAGAAAGAGCCATAAGAGCAAAATCTTTAAGACCATTATTATCTACCTCAGTTTCTTTCTTTGTAGTTTTATTTTTTGTGAGCCATTCTTCATAGTCTGGTCGTTCTTCTGGATGTTCATCCCAGTAGTCTTGTGCATCTTGACCAATCAAACCTTTACCAGCTGGACAAGGTGAGCCACTTCTTTCTAAAGATTGATAAACAATAGGATCAGTACACAGTACATTCACAGCTGCAATTTTTAAGCCATATTGAAAAAGCAGCTTTGAATATTTCAGTTTGATACAATCTATATCTTTAAATGCTTTACCAGTAGCTATGCCTAGTACCTGGGTTTGTATGCCAATACTTCCTCCTGGTATATAGCAGCTATCATTTTGCATAATATTAAATGGAGGAGCAGAAGCAGTTGGAACTGATTTATCTACAGTAGTTGAGGCTACAGTATTACTCGACACAGTATTGGTGTTAGCTCTAGCATCTGTCAATACAGCCATAGAAGTAAATAAAAATAATATTAAAAAAAGTTCTTTCATTATGTTGATTGTAGTTCTTTAGAAGTACAAAAAGTTGTGAGGTATACATCTGGTGTACGCATCACATATTCTGCTAAGTCTATAGCTGCTTGTTTGCATTGCTCTAGACTTTCGTACATTGGTTCGTGTCTAATTTCTGTTATACAAGTATCCTTTAATGTTATTCCTGGTGATTGAACGCAAAGCCAGAAGATTAAAAAAACCTTCATCTACATAAACATTCGCCATTACATTCGCACATTGTTTCTTCCTTTACATATACAGTCATAACCTTCATTACATTCACACATTATTTACTCCTACGGTTTTGTTGGAAATACCACATCATTAGGATTAGATGTAGATGCTGGTAAATCCCTTAATTGTTGTCTGTAAGTTTGCATTTCATTAGTAAGCGTACTATCAGATAAAGCATAAAAATCAGTATGAGATAAAAGTAGGTTTCTTGTTTCTCTAATATTAATCCACTTTTGCTCATCAGTTTCTTCTTCTACAGTTGTATCGTAAGAAGAACCATTCCAAGTATCTTCAATTTTTCCTGTATGGTCAGTAGCTAGAACTTGACCTTCACCAATTAAAAAAGAGGGAACATTATTTATATCATCTACCTCGCAGATATTTTCTACGACATTAGTTGTTTTATTTAAAATACATATTTTCATTTTATGCGTACTCCATTATTACGACTAGACCCGCTTTACCACTACCGCCATTTTTACTGCCACTAGCACCTTTTGTGACAGCACCATTACCACCCGCACCATGAGAGGAAGCGTCTTGACCATGATCTTGATTACCATTTGCTGTTCGGGTTGAATTGTGACCACCCCAAAAACTAGCACCACCCGTATTTGCTTGTGTATTTACTGTACTGCCACTAGCGGTATTTAAATCGCTAGAATTACCGCATTCTCCAATTATTTGAACTTGCGCTCCTGAAGTTCCGCCACCTGAGCCAAACATTCCGCTCAATGTTCCGTGTGCTATAGCAATTCCACGACCGCCACCACCGCCATAAGCTGTGATTGTTGTTCCTGTTCCTGCGGGATCAAATGTAGTAGTACCACCATTACTTCCAGTAGCATTACCCGAGCCACCACTGCCACCAGCTCCGATTGTAATAGAGGCGTTAGCACCTAATTGAGTAGCGTCATAAGTCCTTATACCCGTTCCACCAGCACCACCAGCACCACCACTACCATAAGCATAATAAACTGTTGTTGATTGGTTTATACCACCCGCACCCGCACCACCGCCTGTAGCATAGACAGTGACAAACTTTGTTCCCGCAGTTGGGGTGTAAGTACTAGAAGAAGTAATATCTACAGTTTTAACAGCAGAAACACCACCCGCTAAAGCAGAACCATTGACAGTTATTGCTCCTGTAATATCAACACCACCAGAAGTAGTTTCAATTTTTTTTACATTATTATGATAAAGCTCTACTGCTCCGTCAGTTATAAATTTAGCTTTTGTTTCATTACCCGCTTCATTTAAAATTTCAAAGTTAGCATTATTTTGAACATACAAATCTCCGCCACCTTCTTCAGCAATAATAGAATTTGTGCCGTCATGGAAAATTGACATATCTCCACCAGTTCCAAATTGAATTTTTTTACTATCAGGTAATTTTAAATTAGTTCCGTCAAAGGTTAAGTTGGCTTCGCCTTCTAAAGTATTAGCAGAGCCACTTCCTGTTATAAGTCTGTTATCAGCGTTGTTGTTAATAGTAGTACCACTAGCATTATCTAAGTGAGTTGCTTTAACATCACCATTAGCATCTAATAAATCTGATAAATCTCTTGTTTTAGTTGTCATTATTCGCCTCCCTCATCTGGAGCTACATAATCTGCAACTGTTCCAAATTCACCAGCTACACACCTATTATATAAATCTACACCATGAGCCTCGACATCATTTGGATTAGCACCAAAAGCAAGATAACCTTCACTCTCTAAGTGTTGCCATTTAGCTTCTACTTCAATCATAGTTTTTTCTGCGTTTGACCATTTTGGATTTTTTGCGTCTATTAATATGCAAGTAAAATTTGTCATTATGATATCCTTAAAAATATTGTTGATTTTTTATCTTGGTTATTTGCATTACCTTCTGCCTCACCCATTGACCGATAAGTACCACCTGGCTGAACACCACCACTGATCTCATTTCCACCAAAAGAACAATATTTCATGGCATTGTTTGATGCAAAAGTCTGATTGTTTGTTTTAGAAAAACTTCCAATATTCATAGCTATATAACTTCCTACAGCTCCAGTGGTGACACTAGCAACGCCTGTCAAAATAGCTGAATTACTAGGAGCGGGAATACCAGTTAAATTACTAGCTGAACCTTGTACAGTTCCACCACTAGCTACAGTTGTTCCGTTTGATATTATTGCCATTATTTACACTCCTCTAATTTAAATTTATATTTTTTGCCATTCTTGTTATTTAATAAAAACAAATCTTCAGCACCCTCTTGGAAAGTCCAAGAGCCTTTTGTGCCGTCAACTGAATTACCTTCTTCGAGACCTTCGTTAGTCATGTGAAAGTCAGAGGTATAGATGTTTCGCCAAACTACACTAGATGTACCTAAGTCATAAGTATTACTAGCAGAAGGTTTTACATGACCTAAAATTTCGACTCCATCAGAAACTGTTTGAAAAACTTTTGTACCATTAGTGAAAAGTTCTACTGAATCATTATGTTTGAAGTTTGCAAAGGTTTCTGAACCACTACTATCTTGAAATTTAATATTAGATTCAGCTCGTATAATTAAATCTCCAGTTCCATTTTCTTTTATATAACTATTGCTTCCGTCATGGTAAATCTCTAAATCATTTCCTGTACCTAATCTAATTTTTTTATCGTCTGGTAAATCAAGATTAGTTCCGTCAAAAGTAAGACTAGCTTCACCCTCTAAGGTGTTAGCTGTTCCACTACCCGTAATTAATCTATTGTTGGCATTGTTATTAATTGTTGTTCCCGCGGGTACAGTAATAGTTTTAAAAGTTTGGTCACCAGCAAGGAAAGTTGATGAACTAGCAGTACCACTACCAAGACGAGCTGTAGGCACAGTTCCAGAGGCAAGATCTGCCGCATCTAAATTTGTAAGATTAGCACCAGAGATAGCTGGAAGTGTAGCTGGGAAACGAGCATCTGGGATTGTTCCATCGTTTAAATTATTTGCATTAAGTTCTGATACAGTAAAAGATTTAAAGGCATAAACATTTAATAAATCATTAGCAGCAGCTCCAGCAGCAAGAACTACAGCTGTACCATTAGTAGCTGTAAAATCTCCTGGATCTAAAACAATTCCATTTAAAACGACTTGTAAATTATCTACTGAATAAGAAAGAGTTGCAGAATTATTATCTGATCCACTAAAAGAAGTTTGATTACTTGATGCTGTGTATTCGTAAAGTATCATAGAGGCAGTACCAGCAGAAGAGGCAGCTATCCAGTTTCCACCATCAAAAACACGCATCTCGTTAGCACTTGAATTAAAATATAAAGCACCAGTGACTAAAGAATTTCCGTCATTGTCAGCACTAGGATTAGAAGATTTACTTCCTAAATATCTATCATCAAAAGTATCATAAGCAGATGCAGCTGAAGCCGCTGAAGTAGCGGCAGCTGATGCCGAATTACTTGCGTTAGTAGCTGATGTAGCAGCAGCAGTAGCAGAATTGGCAGCATTAGTTGCATTTGTTGGTGAAGCAGCAATATCTGATGCCACACCAGCAACAGTGGTCACATTAGATGATATGCCAGCAACAGTATTAATATTTGTACTGTTCCCAGCTACAGTATTAATATTGCTTGAATTAGAATTAACAGAATTAATATTTGATGAATTTGAATTGACAGCACTAACAGCACTAGAGATACCAGCAACAGTAGCAATATTTGAAACAACTCCACTAGCTCCTAAGGTAGCCATGTTAGTGACATTACTACTTGTGGCTAGTGTATTTAAATCACTAACGATATCTGATGTAGCGAGTGTATTAAGGTCACTTATGATATCAGATGTTGCGAGTGTATTCATATCACTAATGACATCACTAGTTGCTAGTAAAGCCATATCAGTAATAACTGCACTAGCAGCTAAATTATTTATGTTTGTTTGTTCGGATGATGTGGGAGTAGTGCGTTGCCAGGCTGATCCACTGTAGACCATCATTACATTGTTAGATGTATTAAAATATAAAGCTCCAGTTAGTAAAGATGCACCATCGTTATCAGTAGAGGGATCAGAAGATTTTTGACCGAGGTATCTGTCATCAAAATTATCAAGACTTGTAGCAGCAGCGGTAGCTGAAGTAGCAGCTGCGGATGCAGAAGTAGATGCCTCACTAGCTTTTGTGGTTGCTGTATCTTTATGACCAGATGCAGTTGTTGCACTTGAAGCTGCGGCAGTCGCACTATTTGCAGCTGCTGTTGCAGAACTAGCAGCATTGGTAGCAGATGAGGTGGCTGACGCAGCATCTACTAATAGACTCCATTTAGCACTATCAGTATTTGATGTTAAAGGTTGTGAGCCAGAACTAGTATGAGCTGTTAAGGCTATAAAAATATTATTAGTAGAGGTATCTTTAACAATATCTCTAATGGCATAAGTTGTAGAAGCACCCCAGTTTCCTTTAACTGTTCCTAGCTCCTGGGTGACTGAAATTTCACCAGAGCTATCAAAAGCTAAGATTTTAGAAGCTCTATCTGTAGCACCAACTGTAAACTCAGTTGATGTCATAGTGTTAGTTCTAGAAAGTTTTATAGCTCTATCGAGTTCTTCTTGTACTTCTTGAACCTGGAGGGTTAGCTTATCTAGTGCAGATTCATGTGAAGAACTAGGGAAGGGGTCGTTCTCAACATAGTCTGTACCTTGTGTTAAATTGGTATCTCTTATTAAGATGACAGTTTCACCACTAGCTGGAATATTACCAGATGTAAATGTCACTGTTCCAGATCCAGAGCTGTCTGAAATATTATAATGAGAGCTAATAGTTTTTACAGTTTCAGTTCCAGTAGAACTTCTGATTATTACTTTTAACTCTGCTGTTGTGTTAATTAAAAAATCATAGGTAAATGCAGTAGTGCTACCATTACCATTATAACTTTTTTTAACTGTCGTACTTGATACTGTCATTATTTTTCCTTATTGTCTTTGAAATCCAGATGCTTCCATCTCAAAACCAGATGGTATAATTTTATCTGTATTAATTAATTCTTGTCGTTTTTTGTGTGCTTGATATTCGTCTGGGTATTCATATTGAAATTTATTTTCCCATGCAGCTGTATAGTAATCATCTTTTATTGTGCGAATAAAATTTGCCTTTTCTTTAAGTGTTAGATCTGAGTAATCTTTTCTGACTGTTTTATCGTTTTCATTTTTACCAGTATAAGTTCCAATTAACATAGCTTCGTAAATTGCTTCCTTATAACTATTACCATCAATAAAAGTATTTTGTGTTGCTGTTTTTTTTAAATAATAAATTTGATCTGCTGTTAATTTCATGCCTTTGTATTGTCTGCTATCCCAATCATGTGGATTACCCATAAACAATAAATCAATTTCTTGTTGGTCTATTGTTTGACCCTTCGATAGCGTACCGACAACAAACATATTCCATGCTCTTTGACCTTGTGTTAATCCTTTATTACGATCAATCGGTTCACCAAAAGCAGTTAGTTGTTCTGGGTATTCTTTTTTATCAGAAATCAAATCATATATTTTATTCTTACCAGTAATTAATTGCCGCCAAGTAGAACCAAATTTTGAAGAAGATGTAGGTAAGCCAAAGTTTGGATTATTTACTAGTTCACCATTCTCATCTACAACATTAATTTGTTTACCTTTTGCATTTGTTTCAAATAAATACTCTTCATAATCTATTTCAAAATCAGCTGAATAATCTTTTATAGTACCATCAGAAAATCGACTGTAGTTTTTAAATTGAGCTGAAAATGGAAGCATAGACCCTACAGTAGTTTCTGAAAGTTTTTGTAAAGCATAACTATCACCCTCTACTACTTCTGCTACTAACCCCAGAGCTTGCACCATTGGAACTTGTGTTAGATATTCATAAGAACTTAATACTAAAGAGCTGTACCATTCCTCATTAGAATCTGGTCTGCCTTTGTAGTTCCATGTTTCATACACAGATGTAGACATAGCAAGAAAAGCACTAAGAGGTTCTAAACCTACATAGCTAATATAAGTATGGTTGCCAGTAGGTATTCCATTTGCATCAAACTTTGGAGTGCCAGGAGGTAAATTAGGATCAGCTATAACAGCACTATATGGTTGCCAACCCTTACTCTTTAATAATTTCCACATATCCTTATTAGGAGGAGGTGCTCCAGTTGTATGACCTTGTGTGAATAAATAAAGTGATGTTCCCCAAATTGTACTGGCTAAAGTTATCCTAGCTATCTGCCTAGCTCTATAATCTGGATCTTCATAAAATTTATTTTTATTAAATCCAGGAATTAAATCTAAACCAAAATTACCATGATAAGATGATACTAATTTTACTATGTTAGTAGGGGTATCAAAAAAAGGTATAATAAATTTAGCAGCTGGCAGTCTTTGTATTGCTTTTAATTTACTAGCAACATTTCCTAATTCATTTTGAAATACTGGTGTCGAAACTGCTTCTTCAACATCTGCAAATCTTTCTTGTGGTATCGCACCATCTAAAACTTTTTGAGCTTCTTTTTCTGCTGCTTGTGTTGCTTTTTCTACGCCTATGTCATCTACTAGTTCATTAAAAGTTCTTTTATAGACATCATAAGCCACATCTCTAACCTTAGCAGCTTCCGATACTCTCTTTACTAATTCGTCTGTAAAGATATTTGCTCTAAAAGATAAGCCACTTGTTTTTCCTAGTATATCAATAAAAGTACCTAGTTTTCCTTTATAACCTAAATACTCTCCAGTAATCCTAGATTGTCTTGCTGTATCAAATCTTGTTTTAGAATTTCTTGGCTTGTTTTCTGCGGTAGCTTTATAAGCTAATCTTAAAGCATCAAGCACAGAAGAAAAATAACCATGAATATAACTTACTGCATTTCCTAAATCATACTTTGGGTTTTGACCCCAAAATTCTCCTTCTAGTAATTCTCTGTTTTGAAATTTTGCTTGTATTTTTTTTTTAGTATTAGCTATAAAATTTATACCTTTTTGTAATGGCTTATTAAAAGTTGCATTGTTTATAGCCATTAATAATTTTTCTGGAACATCTAACAGTAAGCTGTACCCCATAGAACCAAAAGCATTTTTCATAATAGTCCTGGTAGACCACATCAAACCACCTTGATACAATTCTTCTACAGCTTCAACATGCCTTCGGAACCAACCTTTTTCCACCATGTGATTATCAGCTGCTGCTTGACCTTTTGTTTTTACAACTTCTAAATATTTTTTAGCAAGTTTTTCTGTAGTTTTTACTCCTCCATAATCAGATAGTATTTGATCCATAGAACTATTTTTGGTGGTGTAATTAATAATTGAATCAGAACCATCCTCTTTAATTTTAAGTGAGTTTAAAGCTCTAGCTACTTCTGATTTCATCCCCTTATATTTATTCATAATAGAAGCATGAATTGTGTATTGGGATCTAAAATCTAATAATAGTTTTTTATCTGTAATACCTTTAGCTTCATTTAAAGAAACTTGCTTTGCTAAAATGTTTAATTGATTAGCACTATCAATAAGCACAGCTCTAGCTGATTTAATTTGTGTATCTAAATCAACGCCTTTTTCAAATAAATCTTTTTTATTTATATTTTCTAAAAAATTATAACCTTTTGCATCTGCTTTTGTTTCATCAAAACTTTTTATCTTGTTATTATTAACTCGATCAGCAACAGAATTTAGTATTTTCTTTATATCATCTTCTGTTTCAATATATTTAAAATTAATTTTACCAGTATTTATAGGTGTGGCATCTTCAATACTATTTAAAATAGCAATGTCGCTAAGATCAGTACCTTCTTTAAAAATATCATTTTCTATTTTATTGACATAATTAAGGTTTGATTCTTGCTTGTTTTTAGTAGTTATATTTTCGTTTATTATATTATCGTCTGGAACAACTTCATCTGCTAATGGTTGTGTATTTACCTCGACATTTTGAGTATTAAGAAAGTCATCTACAATTTCTTCTTGTTGAACTTTTTTTGGTGAAGTTTCTACTGGCACTTCCTCTTTTTTAGGAACTACATCTGTAGTTGGTTCAACCTTTTTGGGTTTTGGTTTATTTGGTTTTAATTTAGTAAATCCAGTTAATAAGCCAGCATATAGCTCACCATCTCCTAAAAAATCAGCTTTACCTGGTTCGGATGATGCGACTTCTGTCACTCCTAAATTTACACCTAATTTTATATTGTTTAATAAGGAATCTTGCGACCCTTCTATAGTTTTTACCATTGATTTTATTGAGATTTTTACAAAGCGTAGAGCCGCAATGTTATCTCACCCTATATTATTTTTTGTAGTTTTTGTAGTTATTTTTAAACTAATGCAGTATTTTTTTCTTGTTGCTCTTCTACTTGTGCAATCGGCACGCCTTCAGTTAAAATGTCTTTTTTCATTTCTGGAGTTATTACCATAAATGGAACTTCGATTTTGTTTAATTTTTTTATTTCTGGAACCTTAAATCCTTCTAACTCTTCAGCTAATGATCGTTTCATTTTATCAAAATTAGGATCAAAATCTATAGTCTGAACATTCCCATCTTTTTTCATTGTTAATTCATACCGACCATTCATGCCAGCTTCGTAATTAAATATTATTTTATAAATAGCATAGGTATTATTACTTGAACCTATTGCAGTATAAGGCATATTCTCTTTTATATCTGATGCTTTATATATTGAATATTCGTTGCCAATAGATCCTGTTTCTAATTTAGCATTATATTTTTTACCAAATTTATTTAAAAACTTTGGAAGCATATCATCATAAAATCCCTTCATACCTTTTCCACCTATCTCTAAGTCTGTAGTTCCATAAGAAAGACCTTGATCTAAAAACTCTTGACCAGAAGAATCTGATTGGGGTGAGCTTTTGTATTCATCTAAATTAAATTTTTTAAATAGATTATTTCCTTCTATATCTCTAAAAATTTTTTCACTTAACTCTTTACCTACATATTCTTCCAACCTATTTGTAGGAATATTATATATGCTAAGAAAATCCTTTTTATCGTAGGTATATAACGCAATTTTATCAGTAGCTACGATGGATGGTGTGACTTTAATTTTATTTACTACTTGTGAAAGATCATATCTTGCATTTTGTACTTTACCTGGTGCTAACGAAATAGCTTCAAAACCATTGTCTACTGCATACTTAATTAATCGCTTCATTGTTAGTTCGTGCCAGTTTTTCTTAAATGGTGCGTCTGCAACACCACCGAAATTTACTTTACTTTGTAATAACTGGTATTTATTTACTTCTGCATCTGTCATATTTTTTAATCCACCATACATAGCAAGATTATGTTGTGGATTTAAATCATATTTATCTGCAAGAAATAAACTATATTCATCAAATTCTGATTGAGCTTTTTGAGCATCTTTTGTGTTATAACCTTCTTTTCTACCAGCTTGGTGTAAATCAGATTGTATCTCTTCTATAAACAGAGTTTTCTTTCCATTAATTTCACGAGTGTTAAATCTAGCATGAGCTATAAGATTTTCACCTGGTGGCACATCTTTATTAAAATGATGTTTTGTATAAACTTGAGGGGTGCCAGGAGCAGTAATTAATATTTCTTTATAATCTTCTCCACCAGGCAATGTTTGATCACTAAATTTTGTTGGTGATGATCCTGGAAATGTTTGAGTTATGCCATATTGTGTTTTTAAAAATTCATCAACATAATCATCAAAATTTTCACTCATCTCATCTTTTGAAATACCTTTAGCTAAACCAAACTCAGTTATTTCATCATATAAACCTTCATTATTATTAACTATTAATTTTGCATCATCAAAACTATTTGCATTAGTTAATACATCTGGTCTTGTATCTTCAAAACCAACTGCAAAATTTATATCACCTACATCACCGCCAATATCTTCAGTACCTTCTAAAACTGTTTCTTTAACTCTAGTAGTCAAAGACTTATCAGCAATAAAATCATCTAGCTGTTCTTTAGTGACACTGGGATTATCTTTTAAAAATGTATCTAAACCTAAGTCTTGTATCTCTGATTGCTTGATACCAGCAGTATTATTTAGTGTAGCCAGGATCTGATTGCCTGGTTGTTTTTTAAATGTAAAATTAGAAATAGCTTTTTCTACATTAGAGTAAAATGGTTTTTCTGATTTTGAACGAATACGAGCATTATTTTCTTCAATTATTTTATTATTTGCAATATCACTATTAATAAAATTTTCTGCTTCTTCTTGTGTTGTAAAAGATTTTTGATGATTCTCTTGACCTTTTAAAAATACTTTAAATGGTCTTTCTGAACCCTCATCAAACCTTACTCTGTCATAATTAGATATAGCTAAATTTTCATCAGAAATATTTAATTTAACTAAACCAGTATCACCTTGCATTACTACTGATGTAGTAGGTGCTTCATTAGGTGAAGCTGCTGCTCCTAAAGATTTTGCTTCAAACCCTTCACCAAGAGTTTCTGCAAATTCATCAGCTTCTTCTTGTGTTTTAAATCCTCCAGTTTCTAATCCATTTTGATCGTAGACTTTATATTCACCATCCATACCTTTATCGACAACAACTTCTTGATCTACGTTAGTGGCAACTTCTTCACGACCTTTTTTGTTATACTTAAATTTCTTAGCCATTTTAAAAAATTGTAAAACAAGACCTAATCCTACTCCTATAGGTGCATTACCACTTGCATTTTTCCATTTTCTTTCAAAGGCAGTATCGTCTAAATCTGCTGCTACACTCTCTCTAAAAAGATTAATGTATTTAGTCATTAAGGATGTTTCACCTCTTAAAAATTCTGGAGTAGTTTCATCAATGTCACCAATTCCAAAAGCCTTGAATAAATTACCTAAATTAACATCATCTTTTTTTTGTGATGCCATTGCAAACTCTACGCCAGTTTCAGCTAATAAAACTTGTATCCACATAGGAAATTTTTTAAAAGTTTCGAATTGACCTAAACCTTTATAAAAACCGACACCTGGCACACCATAAGCTAATCCATATTCTAGAAATGGTGCTGGTGTAAAATTTTTGTTGGTGTATTCAATCTCATCTGAGGTAGCAACAAATTCTGTTATTTCTTGCCAACCCTCTTTTAATTCTCCGTTATCATCAAATGGATGATACTTCCCAAACTTACGAAACTCAGCACTCATATTGTAAAATTGTTCATCTACTTCTGAGTTTGTAGCTCTTATAGTTATATCTGCCTTACCTTCTTGTGATAAACGAAATATCCTAGGTTGATTATCAAATAACTTTCCTATAGTTCCGCCTGTAATTAATTTATTAAATTGAGTTATTGAATCTCCAATTTGAAGAGATGCTTTGTCAATAGCTATATTATAATCACTTAAAGGAGCTGACATAGTCCATGACTTAAAACCTTCAACAATACTACCCATTTTATTTAAAAAACTAGGTTCTATTTTTTCGTTGTTATCAACTTTGTTTTTTAATTCTTGTATGAGATCACTTTTTTCTGTTTTTAATAAAAATGGTAAATCATCTTCATCAACACCTACTGTGGAAATAGTGCCATCTTGAAAATTTATATCAGCATTTAATTCTTTAAAGTTTTCTGGTGGCTCCATAGACATAGAAGCATACAAATCATTGTTTTCATACATTTCTGATTTGGAAAGATTTTTATCAAACTCATCCATAATTATTTTTTAATTACCTTTTCTATTTGTTCTATTCTTTTTGTAAGTTTTAAATTTTTATTAAATACATCAATAATACGATTTATGTCTGTACCAGTAAGTGTGACATTGGTTATTGGTTCATATTGTTCCTTAACATTAAATTCTTTATTTTTAAGTTTTTCGGTTTTGAATTTTTTTAAAATATTCCTAATTTCTAAAATATTATTTTCATTTATAAAATCTGTTCTAACATCTGCTGCCAGTATTTTTGCTATTGTTGCATTAGTTAAATCTATTTTAATTTGTTTAAAACCTTCCATCATTAAAAAATCTACTTTTTCTTTATATTCTGGCGTATTAAATTTATCCGCATTATTTGGATCATTTAAATAATCATCAATTTTAGTGACTACCTGGAACATATTTAAATTTACAGTATTAATAAATTCATCTGATTCATTTGATAGTTGATCTTCAGAAACACCAACTATATTTAAAATGTTTTTTTGTATTCTTTTTTGTTCTGCTTGAAAATTAGAACCTACTTTTTGATATAAGGCTTCAGCATCTTGTTTTGTTAAATATTGTGCATTATCTAAAACATCTTTGAAATTAAGATCATTAAAGTAGGATCTTTGTATAAGATCTGCATGAACTGCTTCTACTGTATCAGTTGCATAAATACTTCTACCAGTAAGAACATTATCCATCTTTCTTAATTCATCGTAGGTAAAATCTAGAGTTTTAGCTTTTTCAAAAGCATTTCTCATTTCTAGTTCATCATCAGCATTATTGATATTTCCTAAAAATATTGTTCTTTCAATATTATTTTTTTCTATATCTATTTGTTTTTCTGTTTGAGCATCGATTTTATTTTGAAAAGTAATTTGATCGCTTCTTTGATTTAAAACACTACTTAATATTTTTTCAGTTTGAAATGTCTTATTTTTTCCTAATAGAAATGTATCAAAATTATTAGAGCCAGTTTGTGTAGGATAGCCATTTTCTAGATTTGACACATAAGATAATATCTGAGTATTTGACATATCTTTTGTAAGATCAATTAAGTGAGCTTTAGCTGTGTTATACCAAAAGTCTGATTCAACTTTCATATATGTATCAGCACTTACATAATTTTTAATTGATTCAAGCTGTTTATAAAAGTCAGTTGTTAAATTTTCAATATTATTTTGTAAAGAATTTTTATCTTTATAATCAATTTTAACAAAATCATTTGTAATTATGTCAATAGAGTTCATTGCAGACATTACAAATTCTTTTTCTATTCTTGTGTTTTTTTCTTTTAAAACTCTATTTTGTATTTCTAAATATTCTAAATTAATTTTTGATGTAATTGCATCTCTGACATAACTAGATTTAATATCTTTATTGTTTGTGACATTTTTTTTTATGACTTGGTTTTTAAAATTAAATAATAATTCATCATATTTAGTGGGATCATATTGTTTAAAAGTTCCGTCTGGTTGTTCTTCTCCAGTGTACAACTGCTCTTCATAGGATTGTAAAAAACTTTGTGCTTGTAAGGATAAATTATTAATAACAGTTTTATCTCTACTGTCTTGTATTTCCATTGCATACTTAGCAACAGTATTACCAGTATCAATAGCTGATTGTGCTATTGTTGCAAAAGGTGCAGTTAGTTGATTGCTAAGTTGAAAATTAGGCTTAGCACTTTCAGTTGCAGCTAACCTACCACCAGTAATTTGATCTATTGTTGGAATTTTAACCATAATATCTATTGTATGCTCCGTATGTAGAAGCAGCACCACCTAGTAAACTACTAACTGCTTGTGTTCTTGCTGCAAAAGCCTGGCTTTGACCAGTCATCAAAGCTACATCTCCTCTCATTCTTTCTATGTTGGCTGATTCAACAGCATTACGTTTTCCTAATTCTGCATTGTATTCAATAGTATTTCTTTCAAACTCTGCTCTTTCTGCATTACTTTTTAAAACTTGCATTGGTGTACCTTCATCAATAACAACACCATTTTTCAAATATCCGACTACTGTTGATGCTTGTAGTTGATCGTACTGTCTATTAAAATTTAATAAGTCTTGATCTTTTTGTGTATCAATTAAAAGTTTGTCTTGCTCAAATAATTTAGCTCTATGGTCAAAGATTTTTTTATTATACTCGCCAGTTTGTTTAGCTGCTTTGGCTTGTGCCATACTGGCACTAGCTGCTACGACAGCAGATGCAGCTGTTGCTGCTATTGCTAAAGGTGACATTATATTACTCTCGCATATCTCATGTAATCTTGTTCCATGTAATCGTATTTTTTCATTAATCCCTCTGGTTCCATTCCTAAAAATTTTGCAAATCGATGACCATCATCAAAGCTATGTAATACTGCTGTTTGCAAACGATGGATGTCGTTTTTTTCTATTAAGTAGTTAGTATATTTTTTTATAGTCCTGGCAGTTTCTATCGGATATTTGTTTATGTGGTGTGAAGCTATAACCCATCCTTCATAACAACCTTGCCAATATTTTATAATACCACCGCATACAATCGGTCTGTTTTCTTTGACGCCAGTAAAACAATCATCGACTTCTAAATCATTTATAAAAGATAAACTTTTTTGATTACCAATAAGCATATTATTGATGTCTTGAAAAACAATATATCCATGTTCTTTTATAAATGGTCTAATTTCCATTATCCGTCATAAGTGTTGAGCTGCGGATACAAAGCAGTCACAGTTAAAGGAAGAGGTTGTGTTTGTTTTACAAATACAAACCCATCAGTTTCATAGTCAGAGTTAAATTCAATTTGTTTATCTCCGCTAAATAAACTAACCGCTTGATCCATAGCCATAGAGGAATCTCTAAATGGTATTATGTCTGTGTTGTCTGCTTGACTTCCTACTTCAGCTCCCACTGTTTCGAATAGCCTTATAGTTAATTCTTGTATTCTTTTTGTTTTACCTTGTGCTGATCCATCGGCACTACCACTTTCTATTCTCATAGTTTGTAAGCTAGAAGTATAAGGTAATCCTACTGTTATTTTTGTAGCTGACCTATCTAATGTAATAGATCCATCACTCACAGTTTTGTTTGCATGAGTAGCTCCGTTAGCCAGAATAGAAACTGTTTGACCTTCTAAGTGATCTAGACCAGAAACAGAAGTCACTGCTGATCCAGAATATTGCAAGGCACTATCTAAGAACCAGGCATCTTCAATAACAGAAGAGTAATCAAAAGGTTTTAAAAATTCAACATATCTGCGTGTAGCACCATTGACTGTTCTTTTCACAATCATATACAAAGTATCTTCACCTTGTGATGCAGCAGTAGAGTTAGATATAGCAGCCACACTTTCTACGACAGCAGTACCACTTCCAAAAGCACCACCCATAATATGTCGATGCCAGGCAACTACTTGTTCTGATCTTTGATAAGTCATGGCACAAAGAACACCATCAGATCTTACAACCCAAACAATACTGTCTGGTTCTTGTTGATAAGTCCATTGTGTAAATCCAGTTGCTACACCAGAGCCACCTATATGTTCTGATAATATAGTAAGGTCTGGAGCTATGTATCCATCAGTGTCATAGTCATAAGTAAGTTCACGAACTTTTTTACCAGCTCGTTGTACAAATAAAATTTTATTACCAGCAATTAGAGCATCTACATCAGAGGTACCATATCCAGCTTGTCTTTTAATTTGGATATTAGTTGGTGTGATAGGTTCTGCACTGGATGATGCAGTAGCTATAAACTCACCACTAGATGTACCTAAGACTAAAGTTCTTAAACCTTTAATATATTTAATGGCATTAACCTGGTCTGATCCAATAGTAAATTTCATACCATCGGTAGCATTAGTGCCAGTAGTCATGTTTTCAAAATCACCAGATTGTGAAAAAAATATTGTTTGAGGATTAGCAGTTGTAGCTGCAAAAACTAATCGTTGTTCAAAAAAGGTGACACAAGAGGGATGACCAGTAGTATCTGAAAAAGCACCTAATTGAAAAGAAGCTGTGGCATCTGTATTGGCAAAAGCTGTTGTAATAGTACAAACAACTACAGTAGAGTTTGTCCTGGCTGTTATTGTAGCAACACCAGAATTAAATTTTATAGATCTACCGACATCTGTTGTAAGCCATCCCTGGTCATTATTAATACCAGTAGTTGCAGAGGCGGTTATATTAACGCTTGTGCCAGTAGAGGCAGAAGCTGGGGTGAGGGTAGTAGTGGTAGTGTTTGCATCTAAGAAAGCATCACCATCAAAATTTATTTCATCTAGGCTCCAGGTTGTATGACCAGTTCTAGATAACTTGGATGCTTCGTGAGAAGGATGACATAAAAACATGACATCTGCTGACTGTGCAAACTTTAAATCAGAAACTTGTGATGATAGATAAGGTGTTGTTAGTTCAAAAACTCTACTGACTGTACCACCAGAAGAGTAAGCTGAAAATGCAGAAGAATTAATATCGGTACCATCAACATTTTGTAATTCAAAAGTATTGGTTGTTTTATCAGCTACTAAAAAAGTTTTACCATTAACTTGTGTCATGCCAGCTACACTAGAGATAACAACTGTATCACCATTACTATAACCATGACTAGTAGCTGTCACGACTGCTGGATTAGCCTGGGTAATTCCAGATATAGTTTTATTTGCTTCTAAAACTTGACCACCATCTTTGTGAACTCTCATATATAAATTACCAAACTCTAAGACATAAGTTTGTGTTGTTGAAAATTCAAAAGGTATTAGTCTTGTAGCATTAGCAGAAGTTTTAACTTCACTAATAAACTGTGTACCAGGTCTACGAGTAGCACCACCATGAGGATGCACAATCATATTCTCTAAAGTTTTACAGCCTTGAAAATATTTTTGTAAATCTGTTCTACCATCTAATCTAGGTGATAGCTCACCACCAGTAAAATTAGAAAAAGCAAATGTTGATCTAGGCACTATAACCTCGCATTAATAAAGTCACCAGCTTGTACTCTGTTATCATCATCTGATGATCCTTCTGTAGCATCAGCAAACCTTGCTTCTTTTAATTTGGCATCATAAAGACCAAACATTCGATCCATTAAAGTAGAGGATTGAGTTATAGGATAACAAAGTTCGGCTGCTAACCTGGCACTTATTGTTTCTATTAGTAGTGTGTCGTATTGTGTTGTGTCAGTAATCTTTGCAACATATTGAATTTTTATAGTTGCTTGATTAGTTAATAAATTTCTTCCTTCTATTCTGTAAGTTTCTTCTCCAGAAAGATTAGAATTTTCAGTTCTTAAAACTCTTAAACAATCCGCTGGCAATGTGTACTGATAGCTCCATTGAAAGTTAGGAGTTTCAGTATTAGCTGCTAGATCAATTCTTTTAATTAAACAGTTCCAGGGATGTGAACGAAAGATGGCATCCCTCACTGGCTCATATCTTTGATTGCATAAGCGACCATTCTTTGAGTTTTCAGTAAGGGAGATAATCGTAGCTCCGCCTAACATATTTAAAGCTGAATTACATATATCTACTGTAGATGCCATCTCTTCTCCTTTTTATTCTACGCTATAAACAACGATACATTTGATGGTGCCAGAAATTGTAGCACCGCCAGTTGTAATAATCACATCTGTGACAGCAGTTGTTCTATGACCTACACCAGTCATTGTTGCTATTGGAGCACCAGTTGATGATCCAGCTAACATTGACTGAGTTTGACCAGCAACATTCCAAGTAGAAGTGGCTGCAATGAATAAATCATCGTCTGCCGCTGTTCCAACTTTAAGTGTTGAAGATCCACCCAATGCATCACATTTAAGAATTAAATCGTGAATTGTTGCGTTAGTAGGTATTCTTGCTATTGATATATCTGAACCAGATGCAAGTGAGGATGCTTCGTAAGTACCATGAAATACTCTGAGCTTTCCTCCAGCAAGTTCGCTGTCTACTTTAACAGTAGGAGTTGCGTCTAGATTAGTTAGTTCTGTTCCTTTTACACTAGGCATTTTTTACTCCTATTCATCACAAGCTATTTCGACAACTTTATCTTCTTCCATTCGCACCGCTCCGATGCTCATGCAGTAGTAAACTTGTGTACTATAACTCTTGTCAGCTCTTTCAGAAATCTTTGCCATAACATCTTTACCAACAGCAAGTTTAATTGCATCAGCAGTAAAGGCATAACAAAGTCTGTCGTCTGTGTTAGTAGCGTCTAAAGACAATCTGTTAGACATAATGAACTCAAATCCTAGGAAAGAATTAACTGTTCCTTGTGCTAAAGCCTTAACAGTGTTGAAGTCAGATGACTTAACTTCTGTTGTGTTTAACAAGTCTGATATTTGAGTTGGTGAACAAACCACATATCTCTTTAAAGATGGGTCAACATCTGCTAAGTCCATTAGTTTTTTTGCTTCTAATAGCTTTGCAACTGTCATTCCATCTGATTGAGATGAACTAAATGGTTTTTGAGATGAAGGAAGAGCAGTAGATGTTCCTCCACTTACTCCAGTTGATGCTGTTCCGCCTAAAGCTGTAATGATAACATCATCCATTGATCTACCCATAGCAGCAGCCGCAGCTCTTGCATAAGTTGATGTAGGATCAATTAACATTCTTACTTTGTCGGATTCATCGACTAAGTCAGCCCATTCGTAATCTTCGAGGCTAACTCTTCTTCTTGCGTGTGGTGTGTCGATTTGGGGAGTGTCACCATGCCTGGATGTTCTTTTGATAGCAGCGGTAGAACCGATTTGCTCAAAAAAAGCATTGTTAGCTTGTACACTCTCAACATCAACAGCACCTCTGAGTTTACTTCCCATTTGTTGCGACAGTAATTGAACATTGTTTTTATACTGTTCAACAAAAGAAGTTGTAATTTGACTTGACATAAGTCTTTCTCCTTTTTTGTGTTGTTGTTATAAATGTTCAGACTAGCTACCGATAAAATCGACTTGTCTTGGATTTTAAAACTTTTGGTTTGCTTGCTTTCAAGCTGTCTTTAAAGACCACCATGTGGCTACCTTTATAATCCAGGCATTACTGCCTAGGAATTTATTCTTCGTCTGGATACATCATTTGTCTTAATTCAAAGACATCTTGCACAGCTCTGTCATGGTTTGGATGGCTCTTATCCCAGTAGGGGGAGCCAGGCACCATGTGCTGGTCAATCTTTCTTTGTGCTTCGTCTGGCGTAAAGACATTTTCTTGTGGTGCATTGATAGGTTGATCTTCACCTACCATAGACGCTAATTTTACAAAACCTTTAATAAGATCTGGATTGTTTCCTAGAGATGAACCATCTGCCAGGGTAATTCCATCTAACTGTTCTTGTGTAAAAACATTCTGTGCTAATCGCATAGCAGAATTTAATTTACTGTCATAGGCTTTACCATATTCTTTTCTTAATAGAGCTTCTGTTTCGGCTCGTTGTGTTTCTACATCAACACCAGCATTTGTTTGTGCTTGTTCTTGTGCTTCATTATAGAAACCTACTAAAGCAGATACTTGTTCGTTATTAAGACCTAGCTCATGTGCTAATGGTTTAAAACTTGTTATCATATCTGACGCTTCACCTTCGATGACATATTCATCTGCTGACGATGGTCTACCCATTTTAGAATAAACTTGTTCTGCAAATTGTTTGATATCTTCTGGTGTGGCGTGTTCGGTGGGTACTGCAATTTTGTCTGCTCCAATAAATTTTTGAGCATTAACAAAAGACTTTGCTAGACCTGGAATATCTACGATGGTTTTCATCGAAGGATCATTTTTTAAATCTTCTGGAAGTTGATCTCTCCAGTTTATTTCAGTAGGCTCAGACACTGGAACTGGTTGTTCTTGTGCTACCTGGTTTTCTTCTACCATTGTTTTCTCCTTTAATCATGTTTTTGAGAAATAGGATAACTGTTCTTTGACCTTCTAAGTAGGCAAGGTTGTTAGTGTTGTTATCCATTGTTGTATTATGGATATGAAATCTAAGTTCTAAATCCTCTAATACTTCTGCACCATCTCCCTGTGCAAAAACTTTTTGATATTTTTCTCTAAGTTTTTTTACTTGATCCATTCTTTTATATATTTATTTCTGCTTCAATAATTGCTTTTCCGAGTTCTCTTGCAATTTGTGGAACGATTGAGTTTCCGAGTGATTTAATTCTGTTGCTTCTATTTTTGTCCAATTCATAGGATACCCCATTAGGAACTCCGTAAAAATTGGCGATAATTTCCCACCAGCTCTTCGTGCTTTCGCTTCTAGGCAATTTGATGCTTGTGTGTTTCCTTTTAGTCTGTACTTGTGTTCTGATGCACTGGGTGTCGGATACATCTTTGCTATCTTGTTCACTACATCGTTTAGTTTTGCTCCGAACTTCGTTCCAGTTCCAACTCTGGTCACACTCCATCCTTTTGAATTTTGTTGAACTGTTTCTGGCGGTGCTACTACATCCATTTGACAACTTGCCGAAGGTGTTGGAAACATTTTTACTGCCATTGGTAGAGGTGTTCCCCCTTGTTTGTATTTCTTGGTTCTCTCCGATGCCGAATCTTGTGTTAGAGTTGGATACATTGCATCCGATAATCCAGACTCTTTTTCTTTGGTGCCATGCACCGATGCCAGAAGCTGGAATAATAATACTTTGGACTTCGTAATTTTCGCTTTCCAAGTCATTGTGGATCTGTCTGAACACCATGCCGTTTTGGATGTTAATAATGCCTTCAACATTTTCTCCAATGAACCATTTGGGTTTTGTTTCGGAAACGATTCTAATAGTTTCATCCCAGAGGTAGCGGTCATCGTCTGTTCCTCGTCTTTTTCCCGCAACGGAAAATGGTTGACATGGGAACCCTCCAGTAATGACATTTGGTTTATATTTGTTTCCTTTGACATTTCTTACATCATCCTCAATAGGTATATTTGGAAAATTTTTTTGTAATACTTGTTGACAAAATTTATCTTTTTCAACAAATGCAATAGTTTCAAATGATCCTGTGCTTTCTAATCCAAGACTAAAACCACCAATGCCAGAAAATAAATCAAGAACTCTTAATTTATTTAATTGCATACTAAGGCTTTAGTGCTTCTACCATAGGTGCTGCTTGACCAGCTGCTTTTGCTTGTTCAAGTTGCTGTTGCTGCTCCATCATAGCTTGTTGTTGTGCAGCTCTTTCTTCTCTTAGCTCTGCAACCTCTGCTTCTGACTTCATAATCTTAGCTGGAACACCTAATACTTCTTGTGTGTGCTTTACAAACTTATCAACATCTAAGTAATCAAACACTGGTGCCATTTGTGCTAGTGGAGCTAACATCTCTAACATTCTAGATGCTGCTGTTATATCACCAGTTCTTTGTGACCTAGCTAATGGTGAAGTGTATTCGATATCAATGGTTTGACCTTGTAAACTTTCTGGTGGTACTGGGAACATATTCATCTTTAACATAATATTAAAACAACGAGTAATAAGTGGCTGTAGCATTTCTCCTTGTAGTCTACCTAAGACTGGAGCTAACATTCTCATCTTCTCTTCGTTTCTTTGTAAAACTTCTGTAGCTGTCATGTTTACTCTTTGAGCTAATAATAACTGATCTACATAAAATGCTTTTCTAATAGCATCTCTTCTTTGTTCTTCGTACTCAACACCAATACCAATGTTGGCATTTGTGTTTAAAGGTTCAATTCTATCTCTTGAACCAGAACGATAAAAATTTAATCCGCCAGGCACAGTTCTAATAGGCAACATAAAACCATCGTCTGGAACAAGAAGAGGGGGGTCGATAACTTTTTGTGCAGCCTTAATTAAAGTTTCTGACATTTTGTTTATCATCTTAATGTCTGGTAGTGCTGTCATGGCTGGTGAACGACCATAAGTTTCGATAGATGACTTTACAAATCTAGGCACTACATAAGGGAACTCATCATAGCCACCTTCACCTAATAGGGTGTTATCTTCTGGATCACAATAAATAGAAGCAAAAGGTTTGTTCTTAGCATCTATCTTATTAGGATTCCTATCTTCTCTAGGATAAACAACATGAAGTAAATCTATTTCTTCGTAAGGTTCTGCTTCACTAAGTTTTGTAATCTTTTTAGATACATCACCAAACATAGACATAGCACCCTTAGCTGACATCTTAAATTTTCTATAGACTGTATCAACACGACCAAATTCATTTTCTTGAATATAGATTTCAGAAATATGCCTGGTTGAAAATCTTAAAACTTTATCTTCATCTTGTTCAATCATCATACCAGCAGTTCCAAATGTTATAAGATCTTGATAAAGTTCGTGTATCTCTTGTTGAAAGTTAGAACGATTAAGAACCACATACATTTGCTTTGTACATTCTTCCAACCATTCCATTGCCTTATCATCTGCATTTAGACCTGGCTCTTTATAATTCATCATAAACCAAGGTGAAGCTGCGTTAGTTAGCATCCCATGTAAGGATGAAGCTAACAGTTCAGCAGCATTAATTGCAGAACTATCAAATACTCTTTCAGTTCTTTTCTCACCTTTACTAAATTTAGTGACGATATCTGCTCTTCTCGGTAAGACATAGTCAGCTATTTCTTGCCAATGTGTTTCCCAAGTTCCCCTGGCTGACTTTAATTTAGAAAATCTTCTAACTAATTCTTGTGTATTAATCATTAACTATCACCTAATTTCTGTTTTGATCCACCTAACAACAAACTAGGCACGCTATAAGGATCATCTTTAAAACCTTGTCTTTGTTTTGCTAGAATACTTTGTGTTGTGACTTTTTCTTTTTTTGGTTTTTTAAATACATCTGAAACAATAGCACCAACGACACCACCTTTTTTTGCAATAGTAGGAACTATACCTTCTATCTTTTGAGGTTTAGGTGTGTATTGCATATAGTCTGTAGTTTTTTTACCTGGTGCAGAACTAACACCTTCATTTAAATATTTTGGATCTTTAGCTTGACCACCAAATAAAGCTCTACCAGCATCTCCTACTGCTTCACCTAATGTAGGTGCATTTGCAGTAATACGACCAGTATAATCTGTTGCACTAACATTTGCATTTTTGACTGCTTTAAGCTGTGGTTTTCCTTTTGCATCTCTAATAATATTGCCAGAAGCATCTCTTTCATATTGTTTTAAATTACCAACATTTGGTTTTGCAGTTATAAACTGAACACCTCTACCAGCGTTAGCAGCTTTTTGTAATTCTGCTTCTCTCTTCTTAGAAATTTCACCACCAGTCATTATGTTTGACATAAGTTCTTGTGTGTTAGCTTTTCTATCTTGTTTTTGTGATGCTGTTGGTGCTCCCATGATTAACCTAATAAAGTTTTGTATCCTAAGTTTGCTGGTTCATTAACACCAGTCACAGAAGTTAAAACTGTTCCGCCTTTACCTTTTTTCTTAGATTTTTTTCCTAAATCTCCAGGTTGAGTTGTTTCTGCCATATTTTCAGACATAGCTTTTGGTATTTCTGCTATTGGAGGTGTTGGTAATGGTGTTGGTTTTAATTTATCCATAATTGGTTCCATTGGTTTTTTTGATCTCATAAATCCCATATTATTATCCTAATAAACTTTTTGTGTTAATATTTGCTTCTGTTTCATCACCCATCATTGATGTTAAGATGGTAGAAGTTCTTCCTTTTTTCTTTTTCGTTTTTTTTACTTGCTCTTCACCAGCATCAATCACATCTTCATCAGATTCATCTGGTGCTTCTGGCAGAGGTGTTGGTTCTGGCATTGGTGGTGGTGGTGTTATTTTTGGTCTTAAAAATCCCATTTAATTTGCTCCGAATACTTGATAATTATTTTCTGCTTTTAGTTGAGGTGCTTGTTTTCCTTTTGTACCTTCTGTTAAAGAAACAGCTGCTACTCTGAGGCTGTCACAAATATGTGAACTCCAATCATGTACTGGCTTGCTAAATAATTTATTATTAACATTCCATTTACGATGGTAATGGCGAAGTGCATCTATCACTATCTCACATTGTTTTTGATCAAAATAACTTCTTGATAACAACATAGATGTCATGTGGATGCCTTCTTCTACAGATAGCTTCGGTGCAACCTTAAACCGAATACCTAACTGATAAGCAACTTCTCTTCTGGTCATGCCATTAGAAAAATCGTGTTGTTCTATATCATGGGGTGCAAAATGCTCTCCATAAACATATTCTCTATTTTTTATATCTTTAATAAAATAAGGTAGACCTTCACCACTTTGAACTAGGCTATCTATAAAATAGATCTGTCTGCCTATCTCTTGAAAGAATATTATACTGGTACTATCGCTATAGCCTATATCCCAGGCTGTATGTACTGGATACCCAGGGTCATAACTAATATTAGTAATGTTTCCTTGTGCATCTAACTTATCTATTATTTTTCCGTATATGGTACCAGAGATAGAGGCAGAGAAGTCACATTCAAACTCTTGACGATACTCTTCTTCCGTCATGTTTTTTCTTAACTGGTTAAGTTCAAACTCATCTATAATACCAGTTTCGCTTGCTTTAAAGACCTTACAGTACCATGCTGGGTCTGCGTTAGCCTTCTTATACAAGTCATACAAATAATTTCTTGTCGATAAAGGAGTTCCAATAAATAAACATTTGCCTTTACGATCTGATAGAGCTGGAAGAATTACTTTAGGAAAGACTTCTTCATCAATCAGCTGCACTTCATCCATGACTACAAGATCATAATAATTACCACGCAGTGCATCTGGATTAGCATCGATACCATAAAGGGTTATCCTGGCACCATTGGGAAAGTCACATCGCAGTTCGGTTTCGTTATATTTGATGCCAGGAATTTCTTTAGTAAATTGTTTTATATAATCCCAGGCTATCGACTTAGCTTGTCGAAATGTCGGAGCTACATAAGCCATTCTAATATTAGGCATGGTATGCGTGAAGGCATACTTAATCATGTGATTGATTCCAGCCATACTTTTACCACCTCGTCTGTGCATAATGACAACACTAAATCTAAAGTTCTCCAAGGCATCATGGATTTCTCTTTGTGGTTGTCGAGGCGAGTAGGGTATTAAAATCTGTTTTGCATTTGCCATTAATGAACTGTCTTTGATAATGGATTTTGATCTGGCATCGTAGAGAACAAACCCAAGAGTGAGTTTAGATTATTTATAAATTCGATTTGTTCTTCTTTACTTTGAAACTTTGTAAACTCTATGGTGACTTTCAAGGATTTATCATCGTAGTAGATGATGGATTGAATTTCGTTCATGTGTGTGTGAGTGTCTGATTTGGGTTATTTATATATATACGCAGTGCCAGGTGGTTTTGGGGGGGTACCCCCCTCGCACTTTTGCAGAAAACCTTTATGTATCAACGATAAATATTATTACGAGCTACGCTACGCCAGGCATATCAGTTATCACAACCGCTAATAAGCCTTGATAAACAAAGAAAATAAATAAAAAACACCAACATAACCACAAATGTACTCGCACTTCATGTCGTGTGCGTGGAACCATCAGTGTCGTCTGTTAATATTGGGTCTTTACTTGCCTTCGTATCCCATCCAATAGTATAAGCCACTCCTCCTTTATGTTCATTAACAACCTTGTCGTTATACTGTGGCAGTATCTTAGAAGCTATCCATCGTAGGTGTGTGAGCTTCGTGTTCAACAATGTAATGTCTAAGTGTGTCTTGTCTTTAGTAGTAGTCAGCTTCTCCATCTCTTCAAAGCCTTTGTCAAGATTAGTTAAAGCTCCATTCATTCTAGCCTGGGTGACACTGTCTTTGAACTTGTCATCCTTTGACATCCATTCATACACTGTCGTTAGGCTTGGAAACTCCGCTGATGAACAGATCTTGCTTAGTGGTATCCCATTCATCAAGTTGATCTCGATGTCGCTCTTCAATATATCTTTTGATCTGTTCTTCGCTATAGCTTTGGAATTGTTTAAGTTTTGAATAGGCTTTGATTTTACCATCTAATGTTTTAGCTCCAGTAGACATACCACCATGATACTTGCATCGACCATTAGCCAAGGCTTTAGCCTGGCATGGATTACCATCATACTTACGAGAAGCACCACAAATAATCTTGCGTAAAGGTCGTCCTACCATGTTGGAAATTTCATACAGACTGAATCCAGTCTAATACAATCTATATACAATATTGTAGTCTTTGTCGAATTGTTTTTTCGTCATTAACAACAAAGGTCATCATCAATAAATTATTTTTACACTTCTTTGCTAGTGTCGATCTGTGTTTACCAAACACATACTCCATCTTCTTCCAAGGTAGTTTCTTAGCTCGATACCATAGCATCTTGCGTTCCTCTTCATCTTTGACAAAAGCTATCAAGTCATGCACTAAAGCTAATCGAGA